ATTCCTTCAAGATTAGTGTTATAATTTAGGTCCAACGTTGGACTAAGCAAACATCTCATTCCATTCGGCAGGTGTAATACCTGTCATAAGAAACTCACGTTCATCGGCATCCAACTGTGGGAATGCATCTTGGGCTAAGGTTCCACCTTTCCAAGCCTTTATTTGTTCAAGTGTGACATTTAAATCCATAGTATTTACGTTACCACTGATTTGAGATTTATTACAAACTAACATTTCATATATCCTTTACTGTATTACATGTTATATTTAAACACTTCACTAAAGTATCAGTGTTTAATATAACTGTACTACTAGTGTTTCTAAGCCTTGTCAACCCATCCACTATCTTGACGCCATTCAACTAGGTCATCTTTGTGGTCATATACTTTGTATATGGTAGGTCCAACATTGGACTTAGCCAACTCTCTAGCCTCACATAGACGTGCCTGCAATTCCTGCAAACGTGACTGTCGAGGTGTCGGCATAGTTGTGGCTATGGTGCTATGCTGAATGTATTTCATGACAATAACCTTTCAGGTTAAAGTAACAGCCTAAGCTGCTACCTTTGTTTCTTCTGCTTCAGCTTCGCTGACTGTATCGACAGACATAAGCATCTCTGCAATGTCCAGCAGGTTGATGTCATTTGCTTTGCAAACTGCAACCAAGTGATCGAATACAAGTTGCTTGGTAACTACGATTGTTTCACCTTCGGTGTTAGGTCCAACGTTGGACTTATCTTCTGTATCACCTTCGGTGGTTTCAGCCTCTGGCTTAGCTGGCTTCATTGCTTTCTGCAAAGCAGTCAACGATGTGAAACCTCTTTTGCTTTTAGCAATAAACTCACGGCATTCTACTTCGTTTTCAACGAACCACAAAGCTTCTGCCCTACGGCGTTTATCAACAGAGTTGATGCTGCAATCCTTTAGCCTTTGGCTAGAAATACGATCACCGCCTTCGGCCTTCAATTCAACCATAAGCTTTCCAAGCTTCACATCAAATCCATCGGATTTAGTGTAAGCATCGAAACGAACCTTATCACCTTTGGTGATGGCTTTCCATTCTTTACCAATTACAGCACCAATCTCTTCGAGAGTATTGATTACTGGTTTTGCTGTTGTTGTTGGAGTTTTCATCGTTTTACTTCCTTTATCTATATTCTGTTTATATGAGAGAACTTATATCTCTCACAAAGAAGTGAGATATAATTCTCTTTATAAACGATTAGAATATAGTATAAGCCTTGTCAAGTCGGTTTCTCACATGGCCTGATCCTCTGTGCGGGTCGTTTCCCACGCTGTTGCAGTAATTACTACATAATTACGAAACTCGTGCGCTAAACTCATGCGAGGCTTCGGTTCGGATCATATCACGATTGGTGTGACATATTTATCATATACTTTGTATATGGGTCTAAGTCCAACATTGGACCAAATGTTTTCACAATCTGTGACAGTACTAACTCTGTTAGGTAGTTATATGCATCAACACTGCAACACTCACGGTTTTTGTATATCCCATGATTCACATCACTATTTATAGTGGCAACTGATTGCATAACAGTTGTCGCACAGTCTTAACTCATTGTTTTTGTTAGCATCTCTTACGTCATGGTGTAATGTGTGTCACATATTGTGCGCACCAACCGTGCCTATGTCATATGTGGGTAGCGTACACACGTCATGTGGGGGCAGGCAGGGGCCATAGGGGGTGGGTACGTATATATACATGTACTTCTACACAGATCAGGAAAATGATACTGTTAACCACTATACACATAGGGTGGTTTACATATACGTAGGGTGTTATTTGTGATCACATAATACGACAAACATGCAACTTCTAGCACATAATGTGTTGTACTGTACGATTAGGGGTTGACATGTAATACAGAATGTGTAAAACTATATATGTTGGGTGTTGGGTAGGGTCACGTACAGTGATACATATACATGTATATATACTTACTTATAATTATACTTAACTATATATACATATAAGTATACACGTACAGTGATTACACTTACATGTACCAATCCGTAGACATACAATTGCCGATAGGCGAACGAATATTTGTATTAATAATAAAATAAGTATTGACAATGGCAAAGAAATCAGTAAAACTATATACAGACAATGTTCTTGAAGAGTTCTATAATCATGTAATTGATGGAAAACTTGAGAACTTACATATTCCCCATAGTGATGTATTCTACGTAAAGACTGCAGTGGAAGCCCACTACGGTACTCCATTTACTTTAGAGCATGTAGAGTGGGCTATGCGTAAAGAAGGATGGACTGATAGCTAAAGACCCTAGATTAGAACGTGCAGGGGTGTCAGGTTTTAATAAACCTAAGCGTACTCCTAGTCACCCTAAGAAGTCACACGTAGTTGTGGCTAAAGAAGGTACTACCATTAAGACTATTCGCTTTGGTGAACAGGGAGCTTCCACAGCAGGTAAACCAAAAGCTGGTGAATCAAGTACAATGAAAAAGAAACGGGCATCCTTCAAAGCTCGACATGGAAAGAATATAGCCCGTGGTAAGCTAAGTGCTGCGTACTGGGCAGATAAAGTTAAATGGTAAAGGATTACTAAAATGGGTGTACTATCAGCTGCAGCACGTGCCGCAATGAAAGCTAGTAAAGCAGCGGCTAAGCTAAAGAAGAACGCAGGCAAGGGCGACCTTGATGTAGATACTGTAGTTAAGGCAAGGGTAGCGAAGGCTAAGAAAGCTAAGGCTAAACCCAAAGCTAATGCTAAAGCAAAAGCCAAAGCTAAAGACTCCGGTGATATTTCTGAAGTGGTAATGCGTAAAGATCGTAAGCCTAACACTGCAGAGAAGCAGACTAGCAAAGAACGTTTAAAAGAAGCTACAGGTTCTATTTCTGCAGGTACTACTAAAGCAGGGGCCAAGCCTTTGACAATGAGTTCGTATCGTTCTATGTCCTCTGCTAAACGTTCAGCTGCTTTGTTAAAAGCTGACATAGACTTTCGTGCAGGTAGTATCACTAAAGCTGAACGTGCGGAAATTATTAAACGTATTCGGCAGGCAAATGCATCTGAGGTAGATAAGTCAGGTCGCCAAATGGCACAGGGTAAGTCTAACAAAAAAGCTAAGCCTGTATCACTTGCTCCCGACATGAAGTTTAGCAAAGGCGGCTACACAAAAGGTAAGAAGTAATAATCTCCCCTATTACAGTAAACGCATAACGGCATTGCATTATTGTCTGTAGTATGGTATAACTAAGTATGGTATAACTTCCTTGGTACTAATACAAGGAGATATATACCATGCTAAAACGTTTACTTAAAAGTTTACAAGAAAGCCAACAACGCCGTGCAGACTATTGGCTACTGCATAACATGACCAACAAAGACTTACGTGATATAGGAATTACTCGTGGCGAAATCAAAAGCAAAATCTACAGCGGCAGGTAAGCAAGTATCTAAGCAACCTAAAGCGGCGGCTAAAACTGCCAAACGTTTTAGGAGGGTCTAATGACATCCTTTGAAGAAGCTGACAAAGATTGTAATGGTTCTATTGAGAAGTCTGAATGGGACGCTTTACTATTAGAAGATAAACGTAGGCGATTAGAAGATGAAGATGCACACAGAGACCAAACTAGAAAGATGGCTTGGTTCGCATTATGGGGAATGCTCCTTTATCCTTTTGGTGTGGTTGCAACGGGTGCGCTCGGCCTTGACAACGCTTCCTCAATCATCGGCAGTATGGCAAGCGTTTACTTTGTGTCAGTTGCTGGGGTCGTATCTGTTTTTATGGGCGTAACTAACCTAGCTAAGAAAGCTGTAAGCAAATGATTGGTCAACTCTTAGGTGCCGTAGGTAGTCTTGCCAGCACTTACCTCGACGGTAAGGTAGCAGTACAGAAAGCTAATGCAGAGATTAAAGTCAAACAAGCCACAGGTGAGATTGACTGGGACATTGAAGCCATTAAGGCTACACAGAATAGTTGGAAGGATGAATGGATAACTCTACTTTTCAGTATCCCCCTGATACTAGCCTTCTGTGGTGACTGGGGTAATCAAATAGTACAAGCAGGTTTTACTGCACTTGAAGTAATGCCGACATGGTATCAATATAGCTTAGGTGGCATTGTAAGTGCTAGTATAGGAATGAGATCCGTAAGTAAGTTTTTCGGAGGAAATAAGTAATATGGCTATGCGACCAAAGGCACGTCCCGCAAATATGGGTAAAGTAGACGGAACACCAGCAGCTGTGACACGATTTATTACAGCTAACGGTATTTCTGCAGCTAAAAAGAAATACAAGCCAGCTTCCATTATGGCTGCACAAAAGCTAACAAAAGATAAAGTTAAAGCACCTACAACTTCACTACGTCCAAAAGGTCGTCCACGGGTCGCTGGTAGCGTAGGTAATACGTCAAGCACTCGTGGTTTTAAGCCGTTGGGAAAAATGTAATGGCATTTAATTTATCACAACGTAGCCTTGACAAGATGGAAGGCGTAGATGAAACACTTGTGTCTGTAGTTAAACGTGCCATTGAACTTACGAAGATAGACTTCGGAGTTATCTATGGTATGCGTACACAAGCGGAGCAACGTAAACTTGTAGCTGCAGGTAAGTCTCAGACTATGAAGTCTAAGCACCTTGTAGGTAGGGCAGTTGACTTGATGGCTTACGTAGAAGGTAAGGGTTGCTGGGAACTAAACGTCTATGACGATCTATGTGACGCAATGAAAGAGGCAGCTAAGGAACTTGATGTGGCAATCAAGTGGGGTGCCGCATGGTCAGAGGGTGACATTCGTACGTACGAAGGTACATCGGAAGACGCAATGATGAAATACATTGATCTTCGCCGCAGTGAAGGTCGTAGGCCCTTTATTGATGGCCCACACTTTGAGTTGATGTAAGAGGGAATACAAGTATGGCTCGTGAACTAACAGAGCGTCAGCAAAAGTTTTTAGCAGTCCTAATGGATGAGGCAGGTGGTGATGTTACTACCGCCAAAAAACTTGCAGGGTATTCAGAAAATACTTCTAATACAGAAATTACTAATAGCTTGAAAGAAGAAATCATTGACACAACACATAGCTATCTAGCACGTAACGTACCTAAAGCTGCTATCGCTATGGTTAGTGCCTTGTACGATCCTACTGAGTTAGGCATTCGTGATAAGATGGCGGCAGCTAAAGAACTACTAGACCGTACAGGCTTAGTTAAAACTGAGAAGGTACAGGTAGAATCTAAGGGTGGTGTCATGCTGATGCCAGCTAAACAAGTACAGGAAGACGATGACTAAGCCATTAGGACAATGGAAACTACCACAACCGACTGACCTACAAGAAGACAACGAATGGGTTCCTATCCCACGTGTAGCTAGAACAGTTCCCTTCGGGTATCAATTAGACCCAGAAGATAGCGGAATACTCTTGCCAATTGTACACGAACTTGATATGCTTATGGAAGCTAAGAGATACTTAAAGCAGTACTCTTATCGTGAGGTAGCTAACTGGCTTACACGAAACACAGGCAGAAGTATATCTCACGTAGGATTAAAGAAACGGTTGGACAATGAGCGAAGAAGAAAAAACAAAGCTGGAAGCCTACGCAGATGGGCAGACTATGCGAAAAAGGCAATCGCCAAAGCGGAAGAAATCGAGCGCACAAGGATCGGCGCAAAAGCCCAAGGCGAGGAAGACAAGCCAAAAGCAGACGCAGCCTAAACCTACTACCTCACTTGTAGAAGATTTGTCGCAGGTAGAAGAACAGCATAACATTATTTTTAAACCTAATGCTGGGCCACAGACAGACTTCCTAGCTGCAAGTGAGCGTGAGGTCTTATACGGAGGCTCTGCAGGGGGTGGAAAGAGTTACGCTATGTTAGCTGACCCTTTACGCTTTATGGGCCACCCAGCCTTCTCAGGATTGCTCCTACGGCATACCACGGAAGAACTACGAGAACTTATCTTTAAGTCACAAGAAATGTATCCTAAGATTTGGCCCGGTATTAAATGGTCAGAACGTAAGATGCAGTGGACTGCACCCTCTGGTGCCAGACTGTGGATGTCCTACCTAGATAAAGAAGATGATGTACTTCGCTACCAAGGTTTGGCATTTAGTTGGATTGGCTTTGACGAACTTACTCAATGGCCTAGCCCCTTCGCTTGGAACTACATGAGATCACGTTTACGTTCTACAGCTAAAGACCTACCAGTGTACATGAGAGCGACTACTAACCCCGGAGGCAGAGGACACCATTGGGTTAAGAAAATGTTTATTGACCCTGCTGCATACGGTGTATCCTTTGACGCTACTGATATTGAAACTACTGAAGTACTTCGCTACCCTGCAGGGCATGAGAAAGCAGGGAAGGCACTATTCAAACGTAAGTTTATTCCTGCACGATTAAGAGATAATCCATACCTAGCTGAGCAAGGCGACTATGAGGCAATGCTTCTATCCTTGCCTGAGCAACAACGTAGGCAACTACTAGACGGTGATTGGGACATTAAAGAAGGTGCAGCATTTACGGAGTTCGATAGAAACATCCACGTAGTTGAACCCTTTAAGATACCATCTAACTGGGTTAAGTTTCGGGCATGTGACTATGGATATGGAAGTAAATCTGGCGTAGTCTGGATTGCTGTATCCCCTAGTGAACAGTTAGTAGTGTATCGTGAGTTATACGTAACAAAGGTACTTGCTGCTGACCTCGCAGACATGGTTCTTAACCTAGAAGCAGAAGACGGAAACATTAAATACGGCGTATTGGATAGCTCTCTTTGGCACAAACGTGGTGATACGGGACCGTCCCTAGCGGAGCAGATGGTACAAAGGGGTTGTCGTTGGCGTCCATCGGATCGTTCTAAAGGTTCCCGTGTGGCAGGTAAGAATGAAATACACAGGCGATTACAGGTTGATGAGTTTACTGAAGAACCTAGACTTATCTTTTTTAATACTTGTACTAACATAGTTGCACAGTTACCTGCGCTACCCATAGACAAAAGAAACCCAGAGGACATAGACACTACCTCAGAAGACCACTTGTACGATGCGCTAAGGTATGGTATTATGTCAAGACCACGATTTAGTATATGGGACTACGATCCCAACAGTGGACCATCAAATACTATGAGAGTAGCAGATGCTACTTTTGGATATTAAGGAAGCATAAATGGAAGAAGATACTGAAGGCTTTATTGAAGATGATTCAATTGTATTAGAAGATAGTGAAGACTCTTCTATTGATGATGCCAATACTTCTAAAATTATTCCATTCATTATGGAAAAGTATAATCGTGCGGATGATTATCGTCAGCAGGATGAGTTGCGCTGGCTACGTGCGTATCGTAACTACAGGGGTTTGTACGGTCCCGATGTACAATTTACAGAGGCAGAAAAGTCTCGTGTATTTATTAAGGTAACAAAAACTAAAACTCTAGCTGCCTACGGGCAAATTGTTGACGTGTTATTTGCGGGTCAAAAGTTTCCCCTTACAGTTGACCCTACTGAACTGCCAGAAGGCGTAGTTGCAGATGTACACTTTGACCCTAAAGAACCGGATCAGCTTCGTACTTCTGAACTAAATGCCAGCGTTAGCCCTTACGGATTTGCTGGTGACGGTAAAGATTTACCTGCAGGCGCTACCGCTAAAACATTGTTAGATAGTATAGGGCCACTTAAAGATAAGATTAGCGAAATTGATAATGTTCGTGTGGGTGTAGGTAAAACTCCTACTGCAGTTACTTTTAGTCCTGCAATGATCGCCGCTAAGATGATGCAAAAGAAAATCCACGACCAACTAGAAGAGTCTAGCGCAAGTAAACATTTACGTAGTACGGCCTTTGAAATGGCCCTGTTTGGTACAGGTGTTATGAAAGGCCCCTTCGCAGTAGATAAAGAGTATCCTAACTGGGGTGAAGACGGTGAGTATTCACCTATTATGAAAACAATTCCACAAGTATCCCATGTATCCGTGTGGAACTTTTATCCTGACCCAGACGCAAATAACATGGATGAAGCACAGTTTGTAATTGAACGTCACAAGATGTCTCGTACACAGTTGCGTGGATTAAAGCGTAGGCCACACTTTCGCCGTAACGTAATTGATGAAGCAGTCCAACTTGGTGAAAACTATAATAAAGAATCTTGGGAAGACGATCTTTCTGATTACGCACCAGAACACGGCGTAGAACGGTTTGAGGTACTGGAGTATTGGGGCATGGTAGATGTCGAGATGCTTATGGATCAAGGCGTAGACATTCCTGAAGAGCTAGAAAACGTAGATGAGTTGCAAGCTAATGTATGGATTTGCAATGGTAAACTTCTTCGTATGGTTCTTAATCCGTTTAAACCTGCAAATATTCCTTACATGGCGGTGCCTTATGAGCTTAATCCTTATAGTTTTTTTGGCGTAGGCATTGCGGAAAACATGGACGATACACAAACTTTGATGAATGGTTTTATGCGTATGGCAGTAGATAACGCCGTACTGTCTGGTAACTTACTTATTGAGGTAGACGAAACTAATCTAGTACCGGGACAAGACTTGTCTGTGTATCCCGGTAAAGTGTTTAGGCGTCAAGGTGGTGCGCCGGGACAAAGTATCTTTGGTACTAAGTTTCCTAACGTAGCCCAAGAAAACTTACAGTTGTTTGACAAGGCACGTGTACTTGCAGATGAAAGCACAGGCTTCCCTTCTTTTGCGCATGGTCAGACAGGCGTATCTGGCGTAGGACGTACCGCTTCTGGCATATCTATGCTTATGGGAGCAGCCCAAGGCGGAGTAAAGAACGTAATTAAAAATATTGATGACTACTTGCTTCGCCCACTAGGTGAAGGTTTGTTTAGATTTAATATGCAGTTTGATTATGATCCTGCCATTAAGGGTGACTTGGAAGTTAAAGCACGTGGTACAGAAAGCTTAATGGCTAATGAAGTACGTAGTCAAAGATTAATGCAGTTTATGCAAATATCTTCTAGTCCAGCACTTGCACCTTTTGCAAAATTCCAGTATATTATACGAGAGATTGCAAAGTCTCTTGAACTAGACCCAGATAAAGTTACCAACAATATGGACGAAGCAGCTATTCAAGCTGAGCTTATGAAGGGCTTTCAACAACCAGCTGCAGATGGAAGTCAGGGACCAATGGACCCTACAGGCGCAGGTGGTGGTAATATAGGTACGGGCCAAGTTCCAGTGCCTAATGAACAAGGATTTAGTGGAAATGCACAAGGACAAGGAGCACCTGAGCAAGCTCAAGGCAATGGTCAACAACCCCCAGCAATGGGACCAGTTCAGTAGTTATATTGATACATTGATAGCGCAACAGCATCGTACTATGGAACAGTCTGACAATGACAAGATTATGTATAGGTCACAAGGTGCTATATACACATTGCGTAGGCTAAAGCTACTTAGAGATGAAGTATTAAAAAATGGCTAATAAAAAAGTAGGTATTAAAACAGGAAAATCTACACAAGCTGGTAGAGATGTTTACAAGACAGAAGACGGTGAGAATGTTTCAGAAAAGTCTACGACATTTGAGTATAAAGGTCAGTGGATTAATATACCAAGTATACACAAGGGCTACCGATACGATGATGACACACTTCGTATGATGCTAGACGCTGAAGTTATTGAACCAACTAGTACCCACAAGAATGAGACTGACGCCGTTAAAGCTGCTGTCGAAAGAAGTAATAATTTAAAATTTAACAGAGGTGGAACCCCAATGCGGAAACAAATGAAACTTTTTAACGATGGTGGTCTTAAAGAAGAGGGTGGCATGGTAGACAAAGAGTCTGGTAATAAAGTTCCTGTAGGCGGTACACGTAAAGGTGTTCGTGATGACATACCCGCTATGGTCAGCGAAGGTGAGTTTGTATTTCCCGAAGATGTAGTTAGGTATATTGGTTTAGATAAACTTATGCAGATGCGACAGAAAGCTAAGGCAGGACTTCAAAATATGGATGACATGGGGCAAATGGGCAATAGTGAAGAAGCTACTGTTCCAGATGACGCACCATTAAGTCTCCCTGTTGGCATGGCGGAAGGTGGGGTAGTACAAAATGCGGCACCTCGTTCTTTAGTTGGGGGTGTTGCTCAAACTGCTGCGCCTCGTCAACTAACTACTACAACCCCTACTGCAAAAAGATCAGCCGTTAGTTTTAAAGAATTTATGGGTAAAGGGTACGTAGAGTTTAAAGAATATCGTAACTCAGCAGGCACTTCTTTGTTAATACCTTTTGTGGGCGGTGAACCCGCATATCCTATTCCATCAGGCTATACAGAATATACACCGACCTCTGACGAAAGTGGTTCTACAGGCGGAGCATCGCAGGGTACTACCGCTATAGCTACGGAAGTAGGTAACGCTATAAACGCCGCAACGGGCAACGACAAAGACGATAACAATTTTACTGTGCCAAAGTCTCAATTTCAAAAATCTGGTGGCTGGGATATGGATACGACAGGCTCCGACGGTAAAGATTTACAGCTTTGGATTGACGAAGCGACTAAATTTTTTGATGGTACGTCTTCTGTAGTCTCTGGCGTTGCTTCTGTTTTTGGATTAGGTGTTCCTGTATACTTACTAAATAAAAGTCAACGGAACCGTGTGATAGAAGACTTAGACGAAAAAATTGCACAGGCTAAAAAAACTTCTATGCCGGGACAGGTTGCAGCGTTACAAAAAATTAAAGATTCACTAAATGAAGAATCAAAAAAATCTATTTTAAGTAAAGTAGTAGATGGCATTACCGGAACTATAGGCGACCTGTTTGGTGCAGACGAGGAAGAAAAGAAAAAAGCAGTAACAGAGGTAGTTAAAATTGAAAACGAAACTTTTAATTTTGGCGATGTAGAAGGTCAGTATAGTAAATCTCCTTCCTTATCTACAGACCTACCGGGTGAGCTTAGTGAACCCGAATTTACAAGTACAGCTAACATGCCAGCAGCCACTGCAAAAGACGAAGAAAAATTTAAAGATGAATTTGATGCATTTACACGTAAGTACAGTATAGCACTAGCCGAGGTAGAAAAGAACCTAAAGCCAAGAGATGTACTAGAGTACATTTTAAAGGATGCTTCGGTGAGGCTGGGTAAAGATGCGGCTCGTGAAATACAATCTAATAGTATGACTACACTTTACAACACAGATTACGCAAACAATACTGTTGCCAATTTATTTGGCCCTAACTTTGGTCGGCCTAAGTTATCTACAGAAGAACAAATAGCTAAACGTGCCAGTATAACACCTTCCGGTGGCGTACCTTTTTCTGCGTCAACCGCTGATCCTCGTTTATTAGAGGCGGCAGGTTATCCAGTACAAACGAAAGAAGAACAAACACCTTCCTTTACGCCCAGCACACCAAGCTACGATATGTTTGGTAAACCGTACGCTAATGCTACTGTACGTAAGTATGCAGACGATGCTTTAGCAGATAGCTCAGCTTTTGCAAATACTATTACCGAAGTAAATAATCTAGTTAAAGGGTATGATTTTAAAACGGACCTTGGGCCACTTCCCGGTGTTGATCCTAACTTTACACTAGAGTCAACGCAGCAGTTTACGCCTAAAATGACTACTGAAGTACCTAAATTTGATGTACCATCATCCCCACGTAATTATACAGATACCGCATACAACTATGGTACACAGATGGATACTACTCTATTTCCTGCAACCGTACAAGACCAAACACAACAAGCTTTTGCGGGAAGCACGTACGATACCGTGCCTGCGTATTCGACTAAGCAAGTAACAGATGCTAGTTCGTTGTATAATGCGAACCAAGCCGCTGTTGCAGGTGATCCTCGTGAACTAGGTGGCGTAGAAGGCTATGGTCAGACGGGAGTTGCTAAAGATAGTAAAACCTTTGAAGAAACTTTTGCAGCAAATCGTGCAGCAGGCGCTAAAGAGTTTAGCTATGACAGAGATGGCGATGGTAAAACAGAAAGATACACTACCGATCTTGCTAAATCAGTTGAAGCAGCTAAAGCAGGTTCTAATAGTCTATACCAAACTGCAGCAAATTTGTTTACCCCCGGTGATGATAAAGAATATGTAGGTGGTGAGCTTGTAGATACGGTCTCTAAAGTAAAAGACCCTTCATCTAATAAAAATAGTGGAAGTAGTGGTAGCAGTTCAGGTAGTAGTGGTTCTTCCAGCACTAAAACTACTACTACTACTACCCGTACAGCAGCCGAAATACAAAAAGATATTAACGCAGAAGTTGGTGGCGGTAAGCCGTGGACATCTAAAGCTAATGACCTTGTAAAAGAACGAGACGCTGCTAAAGCTAACGAATCTTCTGGTGGCGGTGGTGGCGGTGGCGGCAGTAGTAGTGGTGGTGGCGGTGGCTGTTGCTTTATTATGTTAGAAGCTCGTTATGGAAATGGTACTATGGATGAAGTAGTACGCCGCTATCGTGATGAATACATGACGGATCGTAATCGTCGTGGATACTACAAACTTGCAGAAGTACTTGTACCTTTAATGCGAAAGTCTAAAGTGTTTAAGTGGGTAGTAACAAAAACATTTGCTGACCCTTTAGTTTCGTATGGTAAATATTACTATGGACAAGGTAAAGTAGGTGTGCTATACTCTCCTGTAAAGTCTTTCTGGATGAAAGTATTTAATGTCATTGGTGGCGAAACGGAGTTTATTAGGGAAAATGGAGAAGTTGTATAAGGAGCCATACACTAATTTTGATGTAGTAAACACTTATGAAGATAGATATATACATCACCCTAAAGTAAGTAAAGAAATATCTTTTGAAATATCTTTAGTAGAAACATATACGTTAGGCAAAAAAAGTTGGTGTGACGTAGCATGTGGTACTGCACACCACCTAAGAAAAGCTAAGGGAGACTTTAGTAGAACAGGTTTAGATAGATCAGATATGATGATGTCTAAACATAAAGAAGATACTACGTATAATATAAAGTACCTTCTTGCCGACATGTTAACGCATGTTCCTAAAACTCAATACGATCTTGTAACAAACTTCTGGTTTGGTTATTCCCACCAAGACACACTACATCAAGTGCTAGAGTTTTTTAACAAGATGATAGAGTTTACTAAACAAGGTGGTTCTATTATACTTTCGTACCACAATCAGTGGAATATATTTGATAAAATTCCATTGCACACAAAAGAACCTATGGGCGGCACTTTTAATTTTGAGGCAATGGTCTGGTCCTACGATGAACCCGATGTACCCGACAGTACTTATAATTGTATTGTACCGCATAAAGAATTAATAATAAAAACTTTTGAGCCACACTTTAAAAGTTTTACAATACTTCACTACCCCGCTAATCCAAAAGCAGGTGGTAAAGAAATACTTTTACTAGAAGGAAAGTACTAATATGGAAGAAGAAACATATACATTTGGAGAGTACTTCAATGAAGTCCAAGGCCGTGCTGCTGAACTATCAGATGAAGAAAAATCTACATTAAGTTCCTTGCAAACATCTCCTCAAGGTGCTATACTAG